AATACTGGTCGCCCGGTGATCCGAAGCAATACAAGAATGCTTCATTTGATGCGGCTGTTACTAGGAATGTTGTCGAAGCAATGAAGGCGGCAGAAAAAGAGACTTTCCTTGATCTACGCCTTCGCAAAAATGGCATTCCGGTTTGGGGGATTGGCGCAGATCATCCGTCCTATCGTGATGTATTCAAGGGTTCAAATACGCTCAAATCCATGTTGAAACAGCTTATTCAAGACCTTGCTTACGATGATGAGGCCGAGAGCATAGAAGCCGTTGCGAAAGAGCTTGAAAGCCTTGCAAAGCTAGCCAGAAAAGCCAAGAAGTATATCGAGGAGAACCCAGAATGACTAATCCATACGACCCCCGCCCACTAGACCCACCAGAAGCCTTTGACCTTCCTGATGGTAAGGAAGAATGGGTAGCTGAGAAGGCTATGGAAGTGCGCGCTTATCCAAAGCTGATGTTTCGCGCACTTGAGTGGGATGGAGAGCAGACCGGCACTATTGATATTTATCGAATCTTGGCTGATTGGATGATGTCAAGACAGTATTTTGACGAAGAGGAAAAGGACGAAAAGGACAACGAATTGACTATCGTTCTACAAGAACTAGCAGAGCGTTATGCAGAATACGTGCTTTACCCCGCATTCATTGCGTCCGTCAATAACGGCGACTTTCTAGGAGATTAACCATGCAAGACTTCGCATATGTAAGTGGTAAGGGTGCAACTATCCATAAGAATCCTGATGCAGATACTGTTATGCGTCACTTGGCTCAACGTCTTACTCAGAAGAGGATAGCGGCTAAGGAATACCTCGGAGTCCTTTGGAGTGGTCACAAGGACTACGTATTTACTGAGCGTCACTCTAATAAATCGCTGCTGTGGTATCCAGTCAGGACGTTGAGAGGCGTTGAAACAGCAGCCAAAGAAGCTGGAAAGCTAGGCTGATCATGTGGCAGAGCTATCAGCGTCAAGATATGGAAATGCGCTCATTCCTGGCAATGAGACTACCTCCGAAATATCCAATGAACAGATGGCAAAAGATTCGTGTATTTATTATTCACCGGGTATTGCGAATAAAGGCAGATTAGATATAATCAATATCAATCTCTGTGTGCGCAGAGTAGATGCTAGGCCGGTTTAGCATCGCGTTTTTAGCTGGTTAAGTCCAGCCGTTGCGCACACAACGAAGACGCGATACTTAACCGGCTTTTTTGTTGCCCAGAATTTGACAGGCTCATTTGTTGGGCCAGTAGGAATGTATCTTGATTGAAACGATTTTAGAAGTAACACGCCGAGACTGGCAACTAAACCGAAAGGGAAATGATGAGCGAGAAAACCCATTACCGGAAAGCATTTGACTCTCCGTACCTAAGTAGTGCTGACATTGTTGAGCCTACCGTTCTGACGGTTAGCTATGTCGCGCTTGAGATTGACCGAACCAAGAAAACAAAGGATTCGTTCAACACGGCTCACTTCGCAGAGAAAGAGCTTCGCGCTGGAGAGAAACTGAAGCCGATGATTCTCAATGCTTCCAATAGTAAGACCATGAAGGCTCTAGCAGGATCGGCCTTTATCGAGGATTGGCAGAACATCAGAATCACGGTCTATGTAGATCACAACGTCAGGTTCGGCAAGGAAACGGTAGAAGGCCTGCGGATTAGCCCTCATGCACCGGATAAGAAGGTTCTAACGCCTGAAAACGCTAAGGCATGGGAGAACGCTAAGGCAGCATTTAAGCGGGACGGGAACCTAGTTTCTGTGCTTGCTCGGGTTGATATCTCCCAAGAGCATCAAGAACAACTCTTGAATGAGTGCCTGCCAGAATGATCTTTCACGATGTTCAGCAAAATACAGACGAATGGATGGCTCTGAGACTAGGCAAGGCTACCGCGTCTAACTTCGCCTGCATCATGGCTAATGACGGCAAAGCATTCGGTGATCCGGCTAAACGCTATGCGTTACAACTTGCCCTAGAGCTAATAACCGGGGAGAAAGACGACAACGGCTTCTCTAACGAGCATACCGAGCGCGGCCATGAACAAGAGCCAATTGCCAGGATGCTCTATGAAGACGAGAACTTTGTAGAGGTTAGCAATGGTGGATTCTTTGACTGGGGCACCTATGGAGACTCACCGGACGGCCTAGTTATGTCCGATGGCGTCATTGAGATTAAGTGCGTCATTCCTTCGACTCACTACGCAACAATCGTTCGGCAAAGCTTTGATCCGGCCTATCGCTGGCAGCTAATCGGGCATTTGAACTGCACTGGGCGAGACTGGGTCGATTTTGTTAGCTACTGCCAACAATTCCCTGTGGATAAACGGTTAATAGTTAATCGGCTAGTTGCAGATGAGTGCAAGGACGATATCAAGCGTCTTGAGGAAAGGCGCGCCAAGTTCATTGAGCTTGTGTCTGAAACAGTCAAAAACATACGCGAACTTTAAAAGGAGTATTTAGCATGGCAAGCGTCAATAAAGTCATATTGGTCGGGAATGTTGTAGCCGATCCTGAATCGAGATTTATGCCCAACGGAGACTGTGTTTGCAATATCCGACTGGCTACCTCTGAAAGCTGGAAGGACAAGACCACCGGAGAGAAAAAGGAAGTTACTGAATTCCACCGAGTCACCATCTATCGCAAGCTGGGCGAGATTGCAGGTCAATATCTGACTAAGGGTGCGCCTGTCTATTTTGAGGGAAGCCTAAAGACTCGCAAGTGGCAGGATAAAGACGGCCAGGATCGCTACACAACCGAGATCGTAGCTACCGAGATGCAGATGCTAGGCAAGCGCGAGGAAGGCTCACAGAGGCCTTCTGCACGGCCACAGCAGCAGCAACGAAGCGCACCGGATATCGATCCAGACCTTGATATACCTTTTAATTAGAACTGGTCTATAATGGTGACATGGAGGTGTCACATGACTAGTTCTAAAACATGCTTCAAGTGCAACAAAACTCTGCCTCTCACAGAGTTCTACAAACACTCGGGAATGGGTGATGGTTATATTGGCAAATGCAAGGAATGCAATAAAGCAGATGTGCGGGCCAATAGACTAAAAAATGTTGATAAGTACAGAGCTTATGATCTAGAAAGGGCAAAACACCCGGATAGAGCAAAGGCTGCTTATGAAATAACAAAGCGCTGGCGAACAGAAGATAAGCGGCGCATGAAGTGCCATAACGCTGTATCAAGAGCCGTTAGAAAAGGCGAAATCACACGCCAGCCGTGCTGTATATGCGGATCAGAGAAATCATTAGCCCACCATGAATCCTACGACCATCCACTAGATGTGGTTTGGTATTGTCAGCCTCATCATAAGGCGCGACATAAGGAAATGGTCTTACAAGATATTGACCCTTAAATGCCTGATAACAAACTAACAGCCGAACTCATACTCGAATATCTAAACTCCAATCCCGGCCTAGATACCCGTGATCTAGCCGGGGTTTTTGGGGTGACTTATGACAGTATGCGCCGCCGATTCCTAAAGAAGATGCACAACTCCGGTCAAATCTATATCTCTGACTGGCGAGTAGAACCAGGACACCACATTGCTTGTTATTCCGCAGGCAGCAAGGAGGACGCACCTGTATTGCTCGTAGGCACCAAGAGAGTACGCAGGCATAAGCCTAAATCTACGCGCCACGTAGTAATTAAGCCTGTAGCGACTGTCATACAAATCAAGTATCAGCCTGTCATTGATCCTCTGACAGCTTATGTACTCGGTATCGCTGCATAAAATAGTGTAAATATATCTTGCACTCTGCACAATCGTGCGCTATAGTTGAGTCTCAGTAGCAAACAACTCCACGAAAGGGAATGAAATGAGCAATGCACAACATACGCCGGTGCGCCTGTACTTGACCTACGACCAAGGCGTGATCGCCGCCTACACCAAGCCGATTACCGAGGCGAAGGCCGCTGACCGTCTGTTCCGACTGCCCAGGAACCCGATGACCGAAAGGTTTTCGCAAACGCTCGCCGCCGCACCTGAGTTGCTGACGGCGCTTGAGGACTTGGTTGGAGAATACGCTGAATTCTTCTAGGACGACAACGAGCTAGAATCTTTGAAGCTTACCAAGGCACGCGCCGCCATCGCCAAAGCAAAAGGAG